CCCCATCACATGACCTCCAATGTCTGTGCTTCAGTCATCAAGTCAAGAACTTCATTCTTTATTCTTTCTTTGTCCAACAGAGTCTCTACGTTATCAATGTATGCACCAAGAAGGGTAGAGGTGTCCTCGATTTCCAGTCCATCGTCATTCACATTCTCGCCAGTGAACTCAGAGAAGTCCTCTTGTATCTTTAGGTCATAGATGTCACGTTGTTGAATGCGGTCCAAGAAACGGTCGAAGGTGAACGTGTCAGACTTGTTGATCACAACTACCTTCACAAACTTCTTATCAAAGACAGAAGTGTCAAACTCGCTATAGTCATTCTTCGTGTCATCATAGTACACTTTCTGGAACAGAGTCAGAGGATTATGTACAGGTAACAGTTCCCGTGTCTCTGTATCGAGTATGTGGAAGAACTTATCATCGTGCGCATCGTTCCAGAAGAACTCCATCTGAGAACCGAGATAGTGAATATTCTCTTGGTTCGACTTCACGTGGTAGTGTCCAGAGAGTACAAGTTCGAAACGACGTAGGTTTTCTGTAGACATACCGTGAGTACAAGGTACACCACGCAACATGTCAAACCCGTTCAATTCGAAGTGACCGCCTATGACATCTGCCTTACAGTTGACAAGGAAGTCATTAACCTCTTGCTCGTTGTCTTGACATATCCAAGGGACAAGACCCAACTTCAAACCATCATAGTCGAGGATGCTTGGTTCCATGACGATGTTCACTTCATTCATATAGTGACCAAGCAGTTCTTTCAACGAGTTGAGTTCGTTTGTGTTCTTAAAATATGTATCGTGATTCCCAGGGATAATGTCCATGGAGATACCATCAGAACGTAGACGCTCAAGGAACACTTTACGATTGCTGTTCAGTGCCTTGAAGTTAATGTACCGACGGTGTTCATAGTAATCACCCAAGTGGACGATGTTCTTGATACCATGATCGTTTAAGTAAGGGAAGAACACTTCGTTGTAGAAGCGTTCTTGGTAATCGATGAATATGTCGGACGAATTACGAATACCACAATGGGTATCGTTCAGTAGTGCAATCTTCAATGTCTATTCCTCAAAGAATCCAGAAAGGTCAGAGTCTGCGCGCACAGTGCGCTTGTTACCGAGTTTCTTTTTATATTCTTTGATTTTAGTATCTTTGTCTTTGACATCATCAATACGACGACGGAGGTTATCTACAAAGGACTGTACTGCCTTTGCAACTTGCGGGTCTTCATTGGGGTCAACCATGAACTCTTCAAGACCAGACTCAGCGAGGAACTTCAACTTCACGTCCTGCTGCTTCTTCTCTTTCTGGATACGTCGGAGAAACGCATACCAAGAGATCTGAGTGAAGTACCCGAAAGCATTTGGTTTACCTTTACGAGTTGCTGCGTCGATGTCATAGTTTTGAACTGCTCGGAGGCAGTTCTCAACGGCATCCATCACCATCTCTTCACGGTATGTGTACCGCACGAAGTTAGACTTGTGAGACAACCCTTCGGCAATCTTCAAGAAACACTCGGCGACATATCGCGGCATCATAGGGGCAGGTTTATCATCTGCCTTAGCATCCCGCACGGTCTGGACATAGTCCACAACTGCTTGAGAGAACTCAGCGTTGTTGACATAATGTGGTCGTTCACTTGGTTTCATAATACATCCTCGAATAGAAGACTCTATTCTACTATAATTTTAGTCTTCTGTCAACAACTTCTTGTTTGGTGGGAAAGAGAGGACATTACCCTCAACGCCAGTTGCACTTATTTCCTCGGAAGCGCCCAACATTTCTTGTATAGTCTCAAGGGAAGAGACATATTGCTCAACAACCTTGGCATAAGGAGAAGATATTGCAACTACTGTCAATGGGTTTATTGAGATAATGTTTTCCATATTATCTGAATATGATTGGAACGGACGGAGAATGTAGTATGTACGAATTTCGTCTTCGTCGTCATACTCTGCTGGTACCATATCGAGCACGTGACTACAGATGAAAGATTCTTCATCTTGCTCGACAGTGACTGCCAGCAATTCCTGTCCGGTGACTATCTTGACCTGTACTATTTTATCTTGATCGATGTTCATATGTGCACCTTGTGTAATTCAAAATCGAATTTTTCTCTGTTGTACATCTTGACCCTCTCTTCTGCGTGTTTAAGGGTGAAGTTCTTTTCATCCGAATAAGTTAGATCGTCAGACAGATCGTACAACTTTGTATCTTGCCCGTTATCTGCTTTCCTCAGTCCTCTTCCGATGGACTGAAGAACCTTGACTTGAGACTTCGAAGGTGAAGCAAAAACGATATTGTGAAGATTGCGGATGTTAATGCCAGTACTGAATGTCCCAAGACTAGCAACGATAATTGCGCCATTAGATCCCTCTACTATACCACGAATCGCTTCGCGGTCTGTAACTCCGTGGCCACCAGAACCATAGAAGACTTGATCGTGCTTCTCCTTGATCATCTTATATAGCACTTCCCCGTGTTTCTCAACATACTGATACAGCACCAGCGTGTTGCCCTGTTGTGTCAACGAAATGTTACGTATCGACTTGTTTCTTGGTTCGTGTCCG